TGCAAGGCTGAGTTGAGAACCCTCCCCACATCCGAACTCAATCACCGTATTGATCTTATAGAACTTTACCAACTCGTTTATCGTTCGGGCTTTGAAGGCGGCTAGGCGGAACATTGATCCCGGCCCCGAGCCGCCTCCAGTCCTGTACCTGTTGATCCAATATTTCTCTGAACTGAAATTATTCGTCGGCATCTCTTCTCCTTAAAACAACCCCAGAAACCAAATCCACAATCGCATTAACCAAGACGGAGTTCCGGGGGTGACGGTGCCGCCAGTTTGGTAAAATTTACAGAATTACTCTCCAGAGAGCAAGTCCATTCATTACACGCCATTGCTCTTACTGTATATGTCCCTACGGGGATATCCGTCAAATAAAACTTGAAACCACAGGTTTCGTCCCCCGTGCTTCGTGGAACCTCAATAGGCTCCTCCCCTAAACCAACAAGAGTGTAGTAGGTAACACCCTCTGCTTCATTCGGCGGGTCACAAGTGAGATACTTTGGCTTCAACATTATTCTTCTCCTTCGTTTTCATTTTCGTCATTATCATCATCACCCCTGTCCACGCTCTTAGGGGAGGGTTCCGACTCTTTTTTCTCCTGAAGTGACTCAGCATCAATGTTCTTAATCAATTCTGGATACCGCTCTTCCTCCGTAGCCTGCATCAACCTGAGCTTCCGATAATTGTACATACCCAGCTTCTTGCTGACTTCAGAATAGGGAACTCCAAGAGTATCGACAACAGAACCATGCTTGACTCCCATATAAGCTCTCGCCCGAGTCTCAGCATCAATGACTTCTGAAGTCGGGAAGTTGAAGTCAATCAAGTCCTCTGGAGCTTTCCTTACAAACTTGAAGACCGGTTTCTTCTTCTTGAAGTCCACCGCTTCTTTCATTTTGATTTCCCTTGGGAAGTCTGTGACTGCACTTCTCAGGAAGAAGATACTGGCAAACAGGTCGTAGCGGAGAAACCTCTCGAAGTAGGCAACCTCATCGGCAACCCTGTCTGACATAGGCCCACGAGAAGCCTTGACCGATGCAAAGGTTCCCTTAGACTGTCCCGACAAGACATCTTCAGGTTCATTCAATCCCGCTGAAATCATATGGAAAATATCTGTGTCGCTTTCTGAAATGTTCGGCAAGGATGGGTTTGCGACATCAAGAGACATTCCCGGAGGAAGAACGAGTGTTCCACCAGGAGTCTTCTTTGCCATGATCCCTGTCTTCCGCCTCTCCTCATCAGACAGTCCGAGCCACAGCCTGAAAGACTGAACATCGTTGATCGTGACAACCCACAGGAATGACCCTGCCGACCTCTTATGGTCAATCTCATACTTCTTCAAAGTCTCGTAGTAGTTCAGCCATTCAATGATAGTTCTCAAATAGGAAATGTTTCGGCGGGTGACAAATGACCTGTCCCAACTTACAATGAACTGAGACATCCCCCCAAGAGCCTTATACTTCTTTTCCCCCTTTATCCCAACAATCTTGTTTCCCTTGAGGTCGGCCTTGTTTATCTCTGACACAAGATTTGGGAAGTAGGCAAGCTCTATTGATGGAACAACCACAGTCTTTGTCTGCTTTGTGTAACCATACCCCTGTTCAGTTTTAACAAAGTAGTAGAGTGGCATCGTTGCCTTATTCGGATGATACAAGATTCCATCATCCCCTCCCCCACTTACATTGCTAGGATCAATGAAGTCAATTTCGACAAATCCATCGGGATGCAAGGAAAGAAGCAAGAAAAGCTCACCCTCAATAAATGCCCGACCCACATATTTAGGCCAAAAACTCCACAACCTGTTCCTGCGGTCTCGTTCAATTTCCTGGATAACTTCCTGAACTTCCTGATTTTCCGATGAAATCTCAAAGCCGTAGCCTGTTAACCGACCTACAAGACCCCTGATAGATGTACTGACATGGGGACTCCTTTTGAATTTATCCCAACAACTTTTCTGAATAGTCTCCCTATCCGTCTTCTGTTGAGAGGCGGAAAGCGTCCCGAATCCATCAGAATCCTTCGTATCCTGTACTTCTGAGTACTGCCAAGGAAACGAGAATTGCAAGGATCGAAGTTGGTCATCAGACAAACCCTGCAAGGCTGTTATGGCTTCCTGATGCCTTATGTTTCTTTTTGTGAATTTACTCATATGGTTCATCCTCCTGTATTATCAGGTACAAGAAAAAGAACAAAAAAGCAACAAAAATCTTCCGAAATCTTGTTTATTTAATAATATTCTTTTTTAATTGTATGCTTCGGATTTTTCCGAAGCATTTCATTTATAAAGATTTATCTTTATAAATATCTTTTTTCTTTTTTATCATATTCTATGTCGTGAAAAACTGTGCGTACCCCCACGCAATGTGTTTCGTAAACCACCTGCAATCTGTTTCGTGTGGGTTGCACTAATACCGCCCTAGCATCCTCAAACCCGTGGGTACGAAATCCCCCCACCACATCTTCCTTGTCCTCTCCTTGAAATCCGTTGCCCGTATCTCCCTTCCCCCGTACATTGTCCACGCAACCGAGTACATACAGTCATCTTGTATCCCGTACTTCTCATTCTTTTCAGGCGATCCGAACCAATGCTTGTCTGCATCATGGTAAAGGATTCCCGCCTCTTCCTTGAATATGTTCGGTTCCTTGCTCCCTGCCACTCGAATGGGAGGAGACTTGATCCGCCCTTGTGCGAAAGCTGTGTAAAGCTCGGTGAAGGCCGCCCTCTGCCTGTCATAGGTCGGGTAAACCACCTCAAGCTTGATTTCCTTCTCCTTGCACCACGGATCTAAGTCCCAGATACCCCATCGCTCACCACAGAACGCATCAATACCATCGTATTCCTCATTACACGACAGAATGATCGCCTTTATATCTTCAAGCGAATGGGAGGTGATGTCCGCAAGGCACAGGATGAAATAGACGTAACTCTGCTCATGTGTGACATCTGCAAAAAGGAAAGGCCGACTCCGACTCCCTGCAAGCCCCTTAGCCATGCAAGTGAATATCGTCCTTGCTCCACTCCCCTTCCCTGTTTTCATTGGATCTGCTCGGTCTAGCCCGCACAGGATAGCCCAATTCGTGTCTAGCCGATCCCCCAATGTGTTCAGCTCATCAAACCTTGCCTTCCTCGGAATCCCGCCTTCGTGCAAACTGTAGAAGGCACTTACCTGGAAGAACTTTGAATTGATCGTAGCTATCTCCTTGGTTTCCTGAAGGAAGTCCATTGCCCGCAACCCGCTAGTTATCAGGTTGTCCATATGTTCCTTGAGTTCTTGCTTCCTCTGGCAAAGCATGAGGACATCCTTGGAATTCCCTATCTGCCCGTTCGCCCCTATGTATTCCGTCGCCTCGATCATTGCTTCCGTGATAACCTTCTGAGCACCACTAGACCATGTGTTCAGGAAGTACCTCTCATACTCTATGAGGGGGAACTTCTCTCGGTAATCGTCTAGCTGTGCCTGGGTCATGTTAGGATTCCAGTAATCCTCGACCCTCCCCTTAGCGGAAAACCGATACGAGAAGAAGGTAGTCTTGCTTTTCCGATCAACATAAGACTTGTAGAGGTTGTAGAGGATGTGCTGTTTGCTGGATACCGTTGAGTCGATGACACCTAAAGCGTTCGGAATGTTCCTGATTGAACCGTCAAGCTGAACAAAGAACTTCGGGTTTTTCATGTCAAAGATTTCGGAAAAGGTGTATCCCGTGATGTTAGACACAATTCCGCTGAAGGAGGAAATAGCCCTGATGACGGAAACCTCCCTCCCTTGCTCATCCAATATCTTGATCTTCTTTTCCTGGATGTTCTTCTTGCCTGTGATCCGCAAAAGCTTGGGTGAGTTCAGTATGATGTCCCGCATGATGTCGTAGTGAACAAAGGTGATCTGTTCTTTGGAGTTAGCTCCCAACACTATCTGCTGTTTTGTCCAATTGAAGAATTTCCAGAGCTGAATGAGACAGGCGGCAAGAGACTTCCCCTCCCCCCGAGGCCAGCAGAACACCACAAGCCTGTAGATGAACCGCCCATCCTTCATCCGCAATGCTTTCCGAAACTCCCCCTTCTGCATCTCCCATATGTGATCGTAGGATTTCCCTGACTGCGGATTGATGTCCTTTGGCAAGTCCCCAATCGCACACCACGAAGCCACGTCATTCCCTTCAGGATAAATCGGAATGCAAACAAAGTCCTCGCACCATTTAATGAAGCCTTCAGGCCCATCCTTGTAGTCGATAGGCTCGTATATCTCATAAGGCGGAAGCCCCTCAATGTCCATCCCCGACACATAGACAGGATCAGGAGAGCTATCCTTCTTCTTGCGGCGGACAAGCTTCTTCCCCCGAGGAATCCACATCGTCATCGGACAACTCCCTTCTTAACCGTAGAATCCTTGAGCTTCCTGTAGTAACTCGGATCCCCCTTGAAGGCATCCCCTTCGTCTGGACCGTCGGGATCAGGTTTCCCCGGATAGGGGGCTTCTATGCCGAGGGTCTTGAACGCAAGATGTATGGTTTTCATGGTTTCCCTGATCTCCTTGTAGATGGGGTGGACATAGACACTCCCCTTGTCTGTGACGCCCGTAATGTCGTGAAGGTGAAGGGAAAGCTCTATGATCTGGAGCTGTGCAAGGTGACTGTAGAGGGGAACGATCTGCATCCCTATTGTCAGCACGGAGGCTTCGTCTAGGTAGCGGTATTTGCGGAATAATCGCTCAAGGATACTCACGACATACCTCTTTTGCACTTCGCATTGGGGGGGAATACCGTCCTTCACATAGGAACACCTGTGGAAGATGGGGCAGAGGGCTTGAGAACATTCCTTCAGCCCGTCCCAGGCAGCAAGGGGGATTCCCTCACGGACAAAGCCCTTGTCGATGGATTCTGTGCCGATGTTGCGTAACGCTAGTTCTTTGCTCATGTTGCGGTCTCCTTTCATAAATTCTTTGTACAACGGGAATGGGGGGTTGTCAATAGTTTGTGTAAATAGCGTGTGGGGGGTTTTTACCACGGATGGAGGGGGTCACGATGGAGGCGGCCAAAAAATTGCGGGGGGTCATACGGGGCGACGAAAATGTCGAGTTCGACAAATTTGTCGAGGGGGGATGCTACAATTTTTGTAGAAAGAAAGATTTGTCGATTTTTTGCTTGAATTGTCGATTCAATATGCTGTCTGCTGTCC